GACCAGCACGTGCTGGTAGAAAGCAAGGCAGAGCCGCCTCTATATATAGCCCGCATCGTCTCGATGGCGGGTTTTTTTATGCCCAAATCTAAGCAGGTAGAGCGCATACGTGGACGCGCGTTACAGAGCATGCGGGCGCGGTATTTCAGCGATAACCCTTTGTGCGTGATCTGCGCAGCTGCCGGGCGGGTAACCATCGCAACCGATCTGGATCATATCGTTGCATTGTGCAATGGAGGCACCAACGATATCGTAAACATGCAGGGCCTGTGCCGTGCATGCCACGAAACGAAGACCAGGCGCGACCTAGGCCAGTCAGATCAACCAACATTCAACCAAGACGGCCGCATCAACTGGTAGCCGGGTGGGGGGCGAAAAGTCCAGGCCGACCCTAGCGGAAACCGTTCTGTCCCATTCTTTTTAACCAAATCTTTGATTTCTTGCCAAAAAAGGGCTAAATGGCAACTCGACGCATACACGCGAACTCTGTAAACAGTGCTGTGAAGGCAATGTTGAACGCTTCGTTGGCAGACCTGCGCCCGCCTGAGCATGTGAAACTGAGAGATGGTGACGAACCATTTTGGATTGGTGTTGTTCGTGCGCGTGCGCGTGAAGAATGGACTGAAACCGATCTTGTAGTTGCCGCGCAATTGGCACGGTGCCTGCATGATATAGAACGCGAGCAGGTTTGTCTAGACGCTGAAGGTGCTGTTGTTGTAAATGACAAAGGCACGCAGATTGTGAACCCGCGAGTGTCGGTGCTTGAACAGTACGCCCGACGCGAAATGGCGCTGATGCGAACCCTGCGCATGGGTGGTTATTCGCCTGACAAGCAACTGCCAAACCTGTTGAATGCCCGCAAGACTGAGCGCCAAGCGCGCAAGGTCAAGGATGAATTAGCGGACGAGTTGCTGGCGTAAAAAGGCGAGCCTGTAAAGCGGTGGAACGCGATACAGGCTCTAACTCTCAAACCTGTACAAGAGGCCATCGAGCTACATGAATTATCAACGAATTTACAGCGAGTTCATCGCTGACCGCTTGACCAAGCAACCCGTCAAGCCCGTGTACTTTGAAAAGCACCACATTATTCCAAGATCACTTGGTGGTGGTGATGAGAAGTCGAACATTATTCGGCTGACACCGGAAGATCATTTTTTTGCCCATTGCTGCCTTGCCAAAATTCACGGCGGCAGGATGTGGTTCGTAGTCAAGTCAATGGCTAATTGCTGGTCCAGAAAGAAAGTAGTTGGCTCGCCGTATGCAAACAGGGTGATTGTCGGTATTGCCAAGAGAAAGTCTGCCGAACTCGGAAGGTCAGCCATGCAGGAAAATTATGCGGCAGGCGACCCTATGGGATTTGTCCGTTTTGGCGCAAGAAACAACAAGCACAACGCGACAGGTTACGAGTGGGTGAATCTTGACACCGGCGCAGAAAAGACGGCGACCATCTACGACATGTGGAAAGAGTTTGGAAGTTCTAGGGCGCATTGGACAAGTGTTCAAACTGGTTCCCGTAGAAGTCACGCAGGGTGGTCTATTAAGGGTTCTGGTGTAAGGATACGCAGCCTAAAAGGCAAGTGCCTTGAGTTTGTCAATTCAGACGGCAGAACGCACACAGGGACGCAAAGCAGCATGTGTGAACTGACTGGTCTTAGTGTTGCCGTAATTTGCCGCGTAAGCAGGAATGGGCATAAAACGTTATCTGGATGGAGTCTGAAAACAAATTAAGCGATGGCTACAAAAAAACCTAAACCAATTAGCAGGATGACTCGCGGGGAAAAGGTAATTGAGTTTGTGCATCGCTATATTGTTGTGCCAGAAGGGGAGCATATTGGTAAGCCGCTTCGCCTTGAGCCATTTCAGACTAAGTTCATTCTTGACATATATGACAACCCGCTAGGAACCCATACAGCGATACTTTCAATCGCTAGGAAGAATGCGAAGACCGCGACGATTTCCTGTCTCTTGCTTGCACACCTATGCGGCCCTGAAGCCGTGCAGAACTCGCAAATCGTATCGGGTGCACAGTCCAAAGACCAGGCAGCAGTCGTTTTTGAGTTAGCCCGCAAGATGGTTGAAATGTCGCCCAAGCTATCGTCATTGGTGCGTATCCAGCCATCCGGCAAGCGCTTGATCGGCTTGTCAAAGAACGTGCTTTACAGGGCGCTATCAGCTGAAGGCAAGACGGCCCACGGCTTGAGCCCTATTTTGGCGATATTGGATGAGGTCGGGCAAGTTGTTGGGCCAACAGACAAGTTTGTTTCTGCAATCACCTCCGCGCAAGGTGCTTACAAAAACCCGCTTTTGATCGCCATCAGCACTCAGGCTCCAACCGATGCCGACATGCTTTCTACCTGGATTGACGCGCACCGTAACGCGCCCGACCCAAGGGTGGTGTGCCACGTTTATGAAGCGCCCAAAGACTGCAAGCTCGACGACAAGAAAGCGTGGATGGCGGCGAACCCGGCCATGGGCAAGTTTCGCTCCATTGACGACATTGGCAAGCAATGCAAGGCAGCAATGGAAATGCCGGCCAACGAACCCGAGTTTCGCAACCTGATCCTCAACCAGCGCGTTGAAGCCATCAGCCCGTTTGTCTCTCAGTCAGTATGGCAAAGCAACGGCGACCCGTGCGGCCCGATAGAGCGAATGAAAGTATGGGGCGGACTGGACTTATCCAGCGTCAACGACCTGACCGCGCTCACGTTGGTTACAGAAGACGGTGGTGTGCACAGTGAATTCTGGCTACCTGCTGAAGGCCTGGCAGAGAAATCGCGCAAAGACAGAGTGCCGTATGACTTGTGGGCCAAACAAGGCTACTTGAACACGACACCAGGACGAGCCATTGAATACGAATTTGTCGCTGAAGCCATGCGCGGCTTGTTTGACAGGTGCGACGTGCAAAAAATCGCTTTTGACCGCGCCCTGTTCGAACATTTGAAGCCGTGGTTGGTTAAAGCCAACTTCAGCGAAGAAGAGATTGAAAAGTTTGTTCCCTACGGGCAAGGCACCTTGAGCATGACCCCAGCGTTAAGAGCGTTGGAGGTCAAGCTGCTAGGCAAACAACTCCGGCACGGGAACCATCCGATTCTAGAAATGTGCGCAAAAAACGCAAAAGTAACAGGCGACAGCGGAGCGCGCAAGTTTGACAAAAAGCATCAACGTGGTCGCATCGACGGCATGGTGGCCTTGGCGATGGCGTGCGGCGTGATGCCGATGGACGGCTCGGAACCAAGTGTTTACGAAACAAGAGGACTTCTCATAATCTAATGGGCATATTCGACAAACTCTGGCCGAAAAAGAATGAGCCAGAAGCACAGCCGCGCCCAAATTCTGAGGTAGTTGGCGAAGGCCGCGCCTTTGCATCATTGACCAGCGCAGACCTGTACGACTTCATGCGTGGTGGAAGTGAAACCGCCAGTGGCGAGTACATCACAACCAGCAAAGCCTTGGGCAACATGGCCATGCTGCGTTGCGTCAGCCTCATATCCGAGTCCATTGGCATGTTGCCGCTGAACCTGATCGTTAAAGGCGATGCAAAAGACTACGCCGTAGACCACCCGTTGTATCGAGTGCTAAAAGTCAAGCCGAACGAGTTTCAGAGCGCGTACAAATTCAAAAGCACCATGCAAATGGCGCTACTGCTGCACGGCAACGCATACGCACGGGTCGTGCGCACGTTAGACCGCATCGTTCGCCTGGTTCCGATGGACTCAACTCGCGTCACGCCAAAACTCCAGCCCGATTGGACGATGCGTTACGAATACCGCAGTCCAGAAGGCAATACCCAAGAACTGATGGCGCGGGATGTACTGCACCTGTCAGATTTGTCTGAGGACGGTATCACTGGTATCTCGCGGGTCAGCAAGGCCAAAGAAGCTATTGGGCTGGCGCTGCAAGCAGAAAAAGCGGCAGCAAGGTTGTTCAAGAACGGTGTCATGGCTGGTGGGTCGCTGACCTTCCCCAGCAAGCTCAACGCAGAGCAGATCAAGAACCTGCAATCCAGCATGGAAGCAAAATATGCTGGCGCTGAGAATGCCCAAAAGTGGATGGTGCTCGAAGAAGGTGGCAAGGCCGAGAAATGGGCAGCTACTGGCGCTGAAAGCCAGCACCTTGAGAACCGCAACCACCAGATTGAAGAAATTGCCCGAGCCTTCGGTGTCCCCCGTCCACTCTTGATGATGGACGACACCAGTTGGGGCAGCGGCATCGAGCAGCTAAACATTTTCTTTGTGCAATACGGACTCCAACACTGGTTTACGGTGTGGGAGCAAGCCATTGAAAACCTGCTGCTGACGGACGTTGAGCGCACCCAGTATTACGTCAAATTCAACGAGCGTGCGCTGTTGCGCGGCACTCTCAAAGACCAATCAGAACTGTTTGCCAAAGCACTCGGCAGCGGCGGGCACATGCCCTGGATGACAGCCAACGAAGTGCGAGACCTGCAAGACCTTGCCAAGTCGCAAGACCCGATGGCTGACAAGCTCGAAAGCCCAATGATGAGGACGCAAAATGTCACTTCTAAAACTACCCAAAATTAAAGGGGAGCGCATCGGATCAGTGCAATTCGACGCACGACCCGACGCACTCAAACGCTGGGAGCCAGGCATTCAAGCGGCCATTGACGGTGAAGCCAGCATTGGCATTTACGAACAAATTGGTGAATCGTGGGACGGCTCTGGCATGACTGCCAAACGAATGTCAGCCATCTTGCGCGGCATCGGCGCATCGCGTGACATCACCGTCAACCTGAATTCCCCGGGCGGCGACTTCTTTGAAGGTGTGGCTATTTACAACCTGCTGCGCCAGCACCAAGCAAAAGTCACTGTCAACGTCATGGGCTTGGCCGCAAGTGCTGCCAGCATCATTGCAATGGCGGGTGACGACATCAACATGGGCGAAGGATCGTTCCTGATGATCCACAACGCATGGTGCATGGCAATCGGAAACCGCCATGACATGCAAGCTGCGGCTGAACAACTAGCGCCTTTTGACAATGCGATGGCTGAGGTTTATGCCGCCCGCGCAGGCATCACAGTAAAAGCCGCTGCCAAGCTCATGGATGCAGAAAGCTGGATTGGTGCAACCCAAGCCATAGAACAGGGGTTTGCCACCGGCATGATGGACACCGCCACTATCACAGACGACACCAAGGCAAGCGCCTCAACCAAATACTTGGCAATGGTGGATACCGCCCTAGCCAAAGCAGGCCACCCACGGTCGGAGCGCCGTGAAGCCCTGAAAACCCTATTTTCTGGTACGCCGAGCGCTGCCGAAAGTCCCACGCCGAGCGCTGGGTTTGAAGCGGCAAAGTCGCTGCAATCGCTGATCGACACGATCCGCAACTAAACCGCCATCACCCCGTAACTGACCACCCTCACAGGTGGTTTTTTTTCGTCCAAACCTAAAGGAAATCATATGCAACACAGCATCAAACGCGGCATCCAGTCCGTCAACGCAGAAGTTTCTGCACCATCCAGCGCTGAAATCAAATCCCTGATTGAAGGCGTTAACCAGGCCTTTGCCACCTTCAAGGCAGAAAACAACGCATCCCTAGAAGCTGTTAAAAAAGGCCAAGCCGACGCACTCCAGGCGCTCAAAGTTGACCGCATCAATGCTGACATCAGCAAGTTGCAAGACGCTGTTGATGAAGCCAACACCCGCATCGCCGCAGCCCAACTGCAAGGTGTCGCTCAAGGTGGCCTGAAAGACAAAGAATACAGCGCAGCATTTACCACGCACATGAAGCGCGGCGAAATCAACGCCGCCTTGAACAAAGGCGTGGCCGGTGAAGGCGGCTATCTTGCCCCTACAGAGTGGGATCGCACCATCACCGACAAATTGGTGCAGGTGTCCCCCATGCGCTCCTTGGCCTCACAGCAAACCATCAGCACAGCGGCCTACTCCAAGTTGTTCAACAACATGGGCACGACATCCGGCTGGGTTGGAGAAACTGCTGCCCGTCCTGTAACGGCAACGCCGGCCTTTGGCACACTGACCTACACCACAGGCGAGATTTACGCCAATCCTTCAGCCACACAAGGCATGTTGGATGATGCGGAAATTAACCTTGAGGCATGGTTGGCTGGTGAAGTTCAGACCGAGTTTGCGTATCAAGAAGGCGTTGCATTCCTGAGTGGCGACGGTGTCAACAAGCCCAACGGCATCCTGACCTACGTCACAGGCGGCACCAACGCAGCCACCCACCCTTGGGGCGCTATCACCACCGTCAACAGTGGTGCCGCAGCCGCGCTGACCACAGACGGCATCTTGAGCCTGGTCTACAGCCTGCCGAGCGAGTTCACCGGCAACGCACGTTTCGCCATGAACCGCGCCACGCTCGCTGCTGCGCGCAAGCTCAAAGACACCACCAACCAGTACATCTGGCAGCCCAGCTATGCAGCAGGGCAGCCGTCCACATTGGCCGGTTATGCCGTGTCTGAAGTGGCCGGTATGCCTGATGTGGCGGCGGCGGCCAAGGCAGTGCTGTTTGGCGACTTCAAGCGCACCTATTTGGTCATTGACCGCATCGGTGTGCGTGTGATCCGCGACAACCTCACCAACAAACCGTATGTGTCGTTCTATACGACAAAAAGAGTAGGGGGTGGCTTGCTCAACCCCCAGACCATGCGCGCCCTGAACATCTCGGCCTAAACCTGAAAGCCCCCTAACCGGGGCTTTTTCAATTGGAACTTCAAATGATCTTCACTAAAGAATTCAAAGGCGTAAAGAACGGTGACATCTACCACACCGACTTTGTGCCAGGTGACGTTTGCCCACCAGAACTTATTGACGCAGCCATTGCGTGTGAAGTGGTTGAAGTCCCAGTTGAAAAAGCCAAGCTGGTAAAGGCCAAGCTGGAAAAAGCCAAGTAAATGACGCTACGCCTGATCACCGCAGCCACAGCGCTTGCTGTTGACATTGATGAAGCCAAAGCACACCTGCGCGTCACAGAAAGCGCAGAAGACGATTTGATCGAATCAATGCTGTGGGCGGCACAGGACATGGCAGAACAGGCCACCGGGCGCGCATTGATGACGCAAACGTGGGAATTGTCCGAGAGCGAATTTCCAAGCATCAATGTGTGGCAGATACAAAATATAGCACCGACAAAACTGGTACTTGGATTTGAGTTAACCAAACCCGTAGTTCAGTCCGTCACAAGCATTACTTACACCGATTCTGAAGGTGTTGTGCAAACACTCGCCGCTGATCAGTACACACTGATAAACAATGACTTTGGTTTTTCACGCATTGTCCCAGCCTACGGCGTGACATGGCCTGAAAACAGAGGCGATTCAGAAAGCATCAGGGTAACATTTGTTGCCGGGTACGCCAATGCCGCTGCTGTGCCGCAAGCCATCAAAGCGTGGATCAAGCTGCAAGTTTCTTCTCTTTATGAAAATAGAGAGTCTGAGTCATATTCTTCGAGGGC